GCTGCTGGTGACGATGGCGCTACAGGCGCACAAGGTCCGCAAGGCAACACTGGTGCTACTGGGCCGCAAGGACCACAAGGTAATACCGGAGCGACCGGACCTACTGGAAGTCAAGGACCCCAAGGAAACACCGGGCCTCAAGGTGCCACTGGAGCTGCAGCACCTACGCTGCACGCAGTGGTTTCATCAATACCCACAAGTGGGACTGGTTACCCAGTCGGACATATTTGGTATGTAGTATGACTATTCGAGTGCGCACAACTTCAGGCCTTGCTGAGCCAAGTCAAATTGTAATAAAGGCAGCAGCCGGAACACTGCGGGCGGTGAACAATATCATCGTCTGGGACGGTTCCACACTCAACACGGCGTGGTCCGCAATCTACAACACCAGCCGGGCGACAACTACAGCTTTCACGACTGCATTTAATACAGCATTCGGCACGACGTATTCGACGTCAAGATCCACGACGACAGCCTTCAACACGTCTCGGTCAACTGTTTCTACTTTTGCAACACAACGCTCAACGACTTCAGCTTTTAACACCTCCCGGACAACCGTGTCGACGTTCAACACGTCCATTGATACGACTACGGCTTACAACACGGCACGGGACACTGTGAGCACTTGGAACACAGCGCGATCGACGGTGACAGGTTTTAATACCTCTCGCTCTACTGTTTCGACATTTAACACAGCTCACACAACTGTCACTGCTTACAACACACAGATTGCGACGACGACAACATTCAACACGTCGCAGTCGACTGTGACCGCTTTCAATACGGCGCACGCCACGGGGACATCCAAAGCCACGACGACTGCATTTAACACGACAACCAGTTTCAACACAGCAACTGGAACATCACACAGCACGTCCACGACTTTCGGTACTAGCCGGGCTACAGGTACAAGTCTCAGCACCACGACGGCTTACAATAGCGTCTTTGCAACAAGCCGAGCGACAGGAACATCTCGATCGACGACCACGACCTATGGAACAAGCCGCGCAACAGGTACAAGTCGCAGCACGACCACTACCTATGGAACAAGTCGAGCAACGGGAACAAGCCGCAGCACGACGACAACTTACGGAACAAGTCGAGCAACAGGGACATCTCGGTCTACAACGACGGCCTATACGACGACCTATGGTACGAGCAAGGCGACAGGCACATCGAGATCAACAGCGACGGCCTATACGACGACCTATGGTACAAGCAAGGCGACAGGCACATCGAAATCAACAACGACGGCCTATACCACGACATATGGTACAAGCAAGGCGACAGGCACATCGAAATCAACAACGACGGCCTATACCACGACATATGGTACAAGCAAGGCGACAGCAACATCGACATTAACTGGCGCAGGTTACGCTACGTCCTACAACACGTCTGTTACAACCTCCCGAGAAACATACTGGAGCGCCGCAACTGACAAGTCGACAACAACAACCTTTAACACTACCGTCCCCGCTGCTTATACCGCATGGCAGGTGACTGATTTAACCCTTCTTGGTAGTGCTCCTATGTGGTTCTTTTCTAGCAGTGATGGACTTTGGCATATTACTTGGCCTGCGTTTACCAACGTCGGGTTTAATGTTGGCACTGTTACCTCGTACACCGCCGGTGGATATATCTACGAAAAAGGTTCCTATATTGGTCGGTACCAGTTTAAGTCTAGTTTTTCAGATAGGTATCAGGTCAGGCGTAAGCCAACAACTAGCACAACGGCTTCAACCTCGCGCAGCACGACAACTGTTGGCAGCACAGGTGGTGGCTATACAACATCGTGGGTGACTCAGAGGGGAACCTCACACGCAACCTCCACATCGTGGGCCACAGCGTTCAACACTACAACAAGCTACAACACGTCGCATGGTACGTCAAAGGCAACAACAACGTCTTTCAACACTACAACAAGCTATAACACGTCTCATGGTACGTCAAAGGCAACAACAACGTCTTTCAACACGACTACCAGCTATAACACGTCTCATGGTACGTCAAAGGCAACAACAACGTCTTTCAACACGACTACCAGCTATAACACGTCGCACGGTACGTCAAAGGCAACAACAACGTCTTTCAACACGACTACAGGCTTCAACACGTCCAAGGCGACAACGACTGCGTTCAATACGACAACCGGGTTTAACACCTCTAAGGCAACCACGACCGCGTACAACACCAGCACGTCCTTTAATACGTCTAAGGCGACCACGACCGCGTACAACACCAGCACGTCTTTCAACACGTCTATCCCGACAACTCGGGCAACGACTACATCTTTCAACACGACTACTGGTTTCAACACGTCACGCGCAACTGTAACTGCCTACAACACCAACAAGGTGACCAGCAGGGCGACAGGTACATCACGAGGAACGACAACAGCGTTCAACACGACGACGACCTATGGAACCAGCCGGGCAACCAATTCGGTGTGGGCAACAAGCCGCAGCACGACCAGCGTTTTTGGAACGTCGCGAAATACGGCCACGACCTACGCAACAACGGTCAACACTGCCACTGTGTTCGGAACTTCGAGGGCAACCAACACCACGTTTGCAACGAATCAAACCACGAGCACTACGTTCGGGACTAGCCATTCGACAAACTCGGTGTTTGCGACAAGCCTCGACACTTCCACAATATTTGGGACCAGCACACTCACAGACACTGTGTTTGACACCACGCTGGACACTTCCACAATATTTGGGACTACCAACGCGACAGCCACAATATTCAACACCAGCAACACAACCAACCGCACAACCTCACAAGGCACCGCTCGCACAACGAGCTCCGTCGTTTATGAGAGGGTAACCGGGACAGCTGTGGACACTGAGGTCGGATCGGCTGGCGCTGACAATGCACGCTACTGGGACGGATCACAATGGACGGAGACATAGCACTAATGACCACAAAACTCGAGAACACTCTCGAGATAATAATGGATCACTTCCACGATACTGATCAGCGTATTGAGGAATTAGAGAACCAGATTGAGGAGTTAAAAAATGGCACTAAAACCGATGTCGACAAACGAGTCTCTCGGAAATAAAACGACGCACTTTTTTAAAACTGGCTCACTGCTGCGAAACCCAGACGATACGCTCGTCGCTGTTCGGGCCCTGCTACCAAAAGAGGGTCCAAACAGTACGCGAGTTGAATACGACATCTGGTATGACATGGCAGACCCGGACCGTGTTCACGGGTATATGTACACCGATGCGATGGGGAAATTCGTTTATCTAAGGGTAGGCGATGTGTCCCGCACGCACGCAATAATGGAAAAGGCCGCCACAAGTCCAATCACCGACGAGGGGCGGGCTATTCTTACCGATTTAAAAAACACCTCGACAGACAAATACAAGCTGAGAAAGGCAAAAGTCTCGCATGATTTTGTCCTGTTTTTGGCTGGGGCAAACATTCTCAACAAAGCTGTGGACTGGGACAAAATAGAGGCCTGCGTGAATGCAGGGGCTAAAATCAAATGTCACCCACTGAGCTCACGAGATCTGGTCGCTCTGCTGCACAAAAGATATGGCCGAAACAATGTCCTTGATAAAAATCTATCAGGCTATGACCTGCTTGAAACTGCCAGCCAAATAGGCTGCGCTGAAAATTCTGAGATGGGACTGATTGGGATTGCAAAAGGTAAGACCCTGCACGACATTGGGTGTGGCAATAAGCAGCTAACATACAGCGCAATATATTCTGCCATATGTAACAGCCCGCACACTCAAAGTGAGGCACTGGTCCGAATTTTATCTACAAAATGGAGTGGACTAATCCCGGCACATACAGCAAACCCGCAGGAATACGTCGACGAATTTTTTGCAGAATATGGAGACCTAACGCATGTTAAACCTAAATCTCCTAATCATTGACACCCCATTTACTGCAATCACTGAGGCCTCAATTAAAAAAAACATGCCGGGCAAGGCTTACACAATCGTGAGCCTGTATGGTGGGATTATCCGCACAGCATTACAAGAGTGCGACAACAAGCTGACACTGGTTGTGATGGGCGGGGTAATTTTGGAGCTCGGACCGGGGGATCTCCCGCCAATCAAAAAGCTGTCAGAGTTTCATATTTGTGCAGCACGTTCTCAGGTCTACTCGGACCACCCGACACTGTCACGATTCTACAGCTATACCGACAGCCCCTGCAATCGAGGTCAGGTTGATCTCGGCATTTTTATTATCAATCCAAAGTTGTGGACCACGATCCCGGACAGAGACGCCGGAGCATTGCGTGGCAAAAAAATGATGACCATGCCGCGCTATATGAACCACAAAACCGACACCCTCGTCAGTGACTGTCTAAGTCCCTATGAGGCCCTAAAGTACGGAATGCTCGGGTATATGGCGTCTGCATTTAATTATCTGGAGATTCTGCACAGAGGGAGCGCCACAACGATTGAGGGCTATGCTTACAGGCTCGACAAACTCGCTGAATATTCTGAAGATCCAAAAATTAAAATCCTGGCACTAAAGCCGAGCATAACCAAAACACGACAACGGCTATTTAAAGCCCAGAGGTATCAAGATGGAAGGCGTGATTTTAAGTAAACCGGAAACACCACCAGTCGACATTGTCGACATATTGATTCAGTCCTGTAAGGACAAACTGACAGAACAGCTGCTATTGACTCGCACGCCAGATTTGGACGGATTTGGTTGCACTGCAATTGAGGAAAAAGACGGATTTAATAGCATCGAAAGTTATGTGAAGGCCGTACTTGCAGGCGTGTGCACAGACCATTATTTAACAACAACAGCCGAAGGTCGGCCAATGGCAATCCTCAGTGGCACATTAGACAAGGACGGCACATTCACAGTGCTCGTCTCACTTTTTAACACCGACGACAATGGCTCTACCGCATATGTCTTCGAGCCAGACTTTATTGATGAGGCTCTAGTTTCGCAGTATGTAGAGCTCGGATGTTTGCGGTGGTTGTGTGGTGCGAATAAACCGCAGGACCTACCGCCATACCTATTGGCGCAAGGTTTTGTGGACGTCAGTCAGGACGAGGATGACTTCAGAGTCTTGCACGGCCCATTTGGCTGGTAAGGTAACCAACGAAAGGACAAACAATGTCACAAGTACAATTGAACAGGTCGGGTGTCGTCGGACACGTCCCGGCAACCTTGCTCTCCGGAGCTATGTTTTACAACTCAGCCGACGCGAAGTTGTATATCGGAAACATCAACAACAGTCCGACCCTCGTCAGTGACAATCCTCTCGTTATTGCTGCACAGATAGCAACTCTGCAGGCTGAAAGCCGTGAGACCACAGTATCAGAAACTGCTCCCACCTCCGCGCTGCAGGGTGATTTGTGGTTTGACCTGTCAACATCTCAGTTGAAGTTCTACACGACAGAGTGGATTCAAGCGAACTCAGTGCCCACAGTTACGCAAGGGGTCCTCGGGGAATATCCTGTCACTACTGACGACTTTTTGAGCCACATTGTCTATTCCACCACGGATGTCGCTGAGCTGAATCAGATGACAATAATGATTGAGGCGGCAACAAATTTTGCTGAGAGATACACCGGGCGACTTTTTATTGCCCGCAGCGTGACTCAGTTTTTTGACAAGTTCCCGCCATCTACAAAAAGCACGAAGCTGCCTATTATTTTAAAGGGGGGAATCTCCGATCGCGTTACGTCTATCGATTATCTGGATAGCCTGTTTGCATCTCATACTCTACCAGCTGACAAATACAGGGTCCTCGAGCGTAATGGCCGAACCCAGATTTATCCGGCACTTGGTAAGGAGTGGCCCGTCGATGTCGCCAACGAAGTGGACTCCTTGAGTGTCACCTACATCGTTGGAACCGCAGCTCCAGCAGTACCCGGCGCAATTAAAATGGCAATCCTTCTGATCGCAGCGAGTATGTGGGAAAACCGCGAAAATGAGATCGTCGGTAATAATATCAAGGCCCTGAAACCAGTGATCGCTGCAAAGGATCTCCTCCATCCATACAAGTTGAGGTGATGACATGCGAGCTGGAAAATTAAACAACAAGGCTGAGATATTCATCCCCGCCACAGCGCAAAACTCATTCGGAGAAGTTGAGAGCACATTCGTGTCACTGGGTGTGTTCGCCTGCAGCGCCATGACTAAACCACGCAGAGAGAGCTCGACTGATGAATCCTCAGTCTCGAAGACAGAATTTGACCTTCGGTTTAGATACTACGCGGCGCTGGCAGTTCTTCCCCGGGCAGCTTATATCGTACTGAATGGCCTCACCCTCGAGATTAATTCTGTGGCCAATGTACAACTCAACAACCGCGAGATCCAGATGATCTGCGAGGAGCGATCATGATTGATATTGACCTCCGGGCGCATCTCCTCGCCGATTCAGCGATCAGCTCAACTGTCGCGGGTGTTTACGCCCTCCGGCTACCGCAGGACACAACCAGCAGCGCGATCGTTTATGAGATCGGTGCCGGACACAGTGTTCCTCAAATCGGGTCGATGGAAACAGTCATCAGGCACACGGTGACACTATTTGCGTATAGCCCAAGCTATCAAACGCTGCGGGTTCTATCCGGGAACATAACTGACCTACTAAACGGCATGACGGGACCAATGGGGTCCACCAGTGTCACCGGGTCTCAAATCGACTCGTCGATCAACACATATGAAGAAGAGCTCAAGCTCTATCGAAATATAATCAATTTAACTATTTATACCAACTAAGGGTAAAACCATGAGCAATATTGCATCTCCTTTTCACGGCCTAGCAACCGAACTCCACATGCTGTCAGCCAGTAGCTCAACTCTAGACGCCACCACCAAAGTTGCTGAGGTTTCCTCAGTAGGTACACTCGAGCTGACTGCCAATATTATTGAATATAACAAGTACGGTTCGGACTACAAGCAAAAGCTGGTTGGCCAGAAAGACTCAGGAACATTGTCGCTGACGGTTAACTGGGTTTGCGGTGACGCGAGTCACACTGCTTTGAAAGCAAAATATGATAGTGGCGATGACCAAATTTTCGCCATCAAATGGGTGTCTGGTTCTGAAAATGCAAAAGCAACTTTCACGGGCTATATCTCAAGCTATTCAATCGACACACCTGTCGAAGATGTCGTGTCTGCAAACATCGAGATCGCCATCAACGGCGCTGTTGCATTCGACCTAACTACCGACTAACCACTAAAAATAAAAGTCCACCTCCGGGTGGGCTTCTATTTATTTTTTAATATTTGGAGACAAAAATGCTAGACCGTAAAGCAATATTCAAAGCCGTCGACCTCGACATTCAAAACGTGTCAGTCCCAGAGTGGGGCGGTGACATTTGTATCAGGGGCCTGACAGCTCGCGAGCGTGATCATTTTGAGGCATCAATTGGACAGTCGGCCAACCTCGAAAACCTTCGAGCAAGGCTGGTGGTCCTGTCGATATGTGATGAGACTGGCGAGCGTGTATTTAAAGACAGCGACGCGACGGAGCTCGGCAAAAAGAACGCAATGGTCGTAAATCGACTATTCGACATTTGCCGCAACATGTCCGGAATGTCGGACGCTGACGTTAAGGAACTCGAAAAAAACTAAAACGAGACCCGACCCGCAGGTTCAAATTCAGACTTGCGGGTCATCTCGGGATGACCGTCCGGGAAATGGAAAACAGGCTGTCCTCTCAGGAACTTGCTGAGTGGATGGCCTACTGGTCCATTGAACCCTTCGGAGCCGCCCGGGATGATTACAGGGCAGGGCTATTGGCTGCAACTGTGGCCAACTGCGCTGGCAGCAAGAAAGCTCTCCAGCCAACTGATTTCATCCATATTTACACCCAACCAAAACAAATGAGCTACATCGACCGCAGGCAGCAGCAGGCGAGCCAGATGGCTATGTTTAAAAATCTATCGGAGCAGACCAATGGCAAGACCTAAGATGTTGACCGTCAAGGTCAGCGGTCTGAAAGAGCTCGAGCAGGCACTCAACGCACTCGATCATGACCTCCACAAAAAAGCACTAAAAACCGCAGGCAAGGACGCCATGCGTCCAGTTTATAGTCGAGTGCTGAATAACGTCGTCGTCGGTGAAACCGGGGGCCTGAAGTCAACAATCAAACTCACCTCGACCAGTGACGTCCGGACGCTGCGCAAGATCAGCAAAAAGGCCGCAATGGTCGCCCGGGTGTCAGCGGGTACGACAAAAAGGCGCGACGGCCTGACAGGTCATCAAGCCCTCAACATTGAGTATGGACTGCACGGCAAGCGAAAGATGGCAGCACAGCCATTCATGCGCCCAGCTATACAGGGCAAAGAGAAGGTCGTCTTTATGCACTTTCGGCGACTGCTCGGCGTTCACATCGAAAAAACTGCGCGGACCCAGATGAAACGAAACCGCAGAAACGCAAAAAAACTATAAGGGAAAACAATGGCCACGATCAGCAGACTCTCTGTTGATTTGGTTGCAAACAGTGCTCGATTCCGCAAGGACCTCGAGGCAGCCTCGAAGTCTGCGGACAAGTCGTTCGGCTCCATGATGAAAAGCGCCAAAAAGGCGACAGCTGCATTTGCTGCCGTCGGCGTCGCAGCGGGCGCTGTATTCGTTAAGTCAGCCAAGACATACGCGAATTTCACTGAAGCACTGCAGGACGTAAAGGCAAAGACGGGCGCGACGACCAAAGAGATCAACGCGCTCTCACTGTCCATGCGTTCTGCTGCAAAAGCAACCAAGTTCACAGCAACACAGACCGCCGAGGCGGGAACCTTTCTGGCTCAGGCTGGATTGAATATCAAAGAAATCAACGCAGCATTGCGACCCACACTGGACCTCGCATCTGCCACTAAAACCTCCGTACAGAATACCGCCGACTTCATGACCAACATCATGAAGGGCATGGGCATGAGCACAGATGATCTGCAGCGAGCTGCTGACGTTCTCGCTGTAACAACTGCCAAATCAAACACAAACCTCACGGACCTCGCGACAGCTATGTCAGACGCTGCGCCATCCGCTCGCGCATTTGGTATGTCTATCGAAGAGACAGCCTCGCTGCTGGGCTCTATGGCCAACGCGGGCATCAAAGGCTCAAAGGCAGGTATCTCGCTCCGAGCTACATTCGCATCGTTATCGTCGACAGGTAGTTTGACTGAGAAAATGCTGGCCGAATCAACCGGGCAGATGACAACGCAAACAAAAGCTCTGCGCAAACTAGGCGTCCACACCCGGACCGCTGAGGGTAAGATCCGCAACCTTGTTGAAATCCTGAAGGACCTCAAGGCTGCAGGCGGCAACGAAGAGGATATGATCGCGATCTTTGGTCGACGTGCTGGCTCCTCGATGATGCAGTTTATGAACGAGGGGCTCCTCGGTGCTGACCAGCTAAAGCAAAAGCTGGACCAAGCCCGATTTGCTGCCGAGCGTATGGCTGCCACCCAGATGGACAGTCTTAATGGCGACCTGCTGCTGTTTAATTCTCAGCTCGAAGAGCTGCAGATGATAGTCGCCGAGAACGGTATCAATGATCTGTTTCGATCGATGACGCAGACGGCCACGAGTTTCATGAAGGCAATCGAACCGATCCTTCGATTCATGGCCCCAGCATTTGATGAGATCGCAATCGTATTAATGACGATCGGCGGTGCCATTGTTGTTGGCGGCATTGTCGCCCTGACATCGGCCATGATGGGACTCGCTGCAGCAATGCTTGCAAACCCCGTCACTTGGATCACTCTCGCGGTTGCAGCATTGGTCGTTGGGATTGTTAAGCTGGTCCAAAATTTCGACATGCTGTGGTTTTATGCGAAGCGGACATTCAACAACATTGGCGTCGCTCTTAAAAATGCCGCAATGGTGTTTTCTGTCGACTTTGAAAACATGGGAAAACAGTTTGAAAGACTCATGCTAAAAATGGACATCGGATGGCAGAATTTCAAAATCAATATGAGCGAGGTTTTAAGTGAGATGCTGGAAACCTTCGAGGATTTTGTGAATGATGCTATCGACATCTACAACATGATCCCGGGTGTGGATGACTTAGCACCCGTCAGTTTCAATGTTGATCTCACGGCGGCGCAGGCTGCGGTCAAAAAGCTGCAGGCGGAACTAGAAGCCATCGGCAAGGACACAGCCTATACTTTTGCGAGTTTTGATACTTCGCCGTTTACGCCCGACACTAAAACCGAGGGCGACGAGTCTGGAATGGGTGACGGCGAAGGTGGTGCGGCGGGCACTGAGTTGCCTGAAGAGTTCACTCCTGAGCAGCTGGCCAACATGCAGACTGCAGCCGAAGGGATGCGCAGCGCATTCGAGAGCATGGTCAAACCTATCTCCAACGTGTTCACATCTATCATCAAGGGCACGACCTCGGTCACTGATGGTTTGAAATCGATTGCCAGCTTAATCCTCGACAAGGTGATCAGCTCGTTCGTCGAGATGGGTGTGAGCTGGGTGGTCCAGCAGGCTCTAATGAAAGCAATGGAAGTTGCCGGGATTGCGTCCAGCGTCGCCGCGTCTGTTGCTGCGGGTACGACTATGGCTACAGCGTATGCCCCTGCTGCTGCAATGGCATCGCTTGCGTCATTTGGTGCCAATGCTGCACCAGCGACTGCAGGCATTATCTCGACGACAGCAGTCGCGAAAGTTGCAGCACTGTCTGGTCAGGCGCATGACGGCATCGATAACGTCCCAAGCACCGGGACCTATTTGCTCGAGTCTGGTGAGCGTGTAGTCGACAAGCGGCTAAACAAAGACATGTCGCAATTCTTGGCAAACCAAAACAGCAGCAACAACGTCACCAACAATCCGACGCTCAACTTCAACGTGAATGGCTCGGATGCCGACAATGTTGAGGCCATGATCAGAAACAATCGAGGGCAATTCGAAGGCATGATTCGTGAAATTTACAACGAATCTGCACAGAACAGTCCGTTCTAATACGAGGGGCCCTTCGGGGCCCGTCATTTAAAAAGGAGCTATTTAATGCCTTCCCCACTTTTACCAATCTACCCTGAGCCTGTCTCCTTTCAAATAAAATCAAAAGTAAAAACCCTCAAATCGGAATCACTGTCGGGAAAAATTCTTACTCGGAAAATCGGCGGCCAAAGATTCGAGGCGACGCTGGTTTACCCACCTATGACCCGGACGCAGTTTGCGCCGATTCATGCCTTTTTAATGGAGCAAGCCGGGATGTCCGGATTGTTTTACATCAAGCTCCCGGTATTCGGAACGGCTGCCGGGGGTGTCGGTGAATATTACACCTACGACACGCACACAAAAGTCTATATGTGCGCCAGTGACGGGGGTGACTACCCCTCAAAATTGGTTGCTGGTGGTACTGCCGAAATCAACAACGTGTATATGCGGGTGAGTTTAAAAAGCGACATCCAGTCTATTGAATATGGCCGAGACGGTCTGGTCCGGTTCGAAATTGATGTGATGGAGCGACTCTGATGCAGACATTTTCGACAGCGTTTCTCAACGCGCTCAATGCCGACCATTTTGAATACGCATTTCTGGTGGACCTACCAGTGGGGCAGCACTATACAAACCACGGCTCTGACCTTACCGTCGGCGGTGACACGTACCTCACAAATGGTCTGCTGGTGAAATTCGCAAACATCGACCAGACCCAAGAGCTAAACCTCGCAACGTACACGCTCGAGCTCAGTAATGTCACAAATACACTGGCGAAGGCCTACGCTGCAGGAAGCTACAGGGGACTGCCCGCAGTGATCAAGCTGGTATTACTAATTGACGGCGTGATTCAAGGTGCGCCTGTCGTCCTATACAAGGGCAGCCTCGACAGTTTCAGTGTTCGCGAGAATGGGTCAAATTCAAATCTCACTGTGAAGCTGACAAGCCACTGGGCCAGTTTCAACCAAATGTCTGGGAGGTACAGCTCAAACAAATTACAGCAAGACCTCCATCCGGGGGACGACTTTTTTAAATATGCCCACGACGAAATGAGCAACATCGGCTGGGGCAAACGGTAAGGACTAAACAATGATAATTGGATGGGTTATTGCGGCAGTAGTAGCTGTCGTCGTCGGCTCTGCTGCGCTGATGAAAAAAATGCAGCAAAAGATGATGGACAAGCAGGCTGGCATGATGATCAGCAAAAGTGGCGGCTCTAACCCGATCAAAATGATTTACGGCAAAAGACGAGTCTCGACAGACAATGCTTGGAAAGCAGTGTCCAGATATGCAATGTCACAAAGCAGCGGCTGGGACAGCGCCTACATATCACCAAGGGAGAGCACGGCAGACACTAAAAAGCACAATGACTATTTGCACAGGTTGGATGTGTGGTGTCAGGGCCCCGTGCACTCTATCGGCAATTATAAAATCGACGGGGATAAAGTCAGTCACTATCGCTTTTCAAGTGGCAGTAAAGCATGGGCAAGAATTCTTACAAAGCACGGCAACCCCAATCAAACCATGTTTTCATCACTGGTCTCCGGCAGCGGGGCAATTACTTCAAGTATGAAAGCTGAGGGTCTTGCGTGGTCGTGGTGTCGTTTTTATTACAAGCCAGACGATCCAGAGTTTCAAGGTGAGCCAAATATAACTGCCGAAATTCAGGGTCTGAAGGTTTGGGACCCCCGCACACACATCAACAGCCCGTCGGTAAAATCGTGGTCAGACAACCCGGCGTTGTGTTTGCTAGATTATCTACTTGCAGACTATGGTCGGGCTCTTTCACTTAATGATGTGGATGTGTCCAGCTTTATTGCTGCAGCTAACTCCTGCGACACTCTGGTTGACTTACCAGACGAGCCGACGGCTGCTGCTGCGACTCCTTTTTTTTATAACTCTATGACAGGGGCGATCGTAACTATCCCGGCGGGTGGGTTTTTCCCCGGATACCGAAATGGACAGCCTGCAACCTCGCGCAAGAGATACACAGCCAACATTGTCCTAGAGTCTGACAATTCGACCATCGACAACTGCCAAGAAATACTCAAAACAATGAAAGGCTCGCTGCCCTTTATTAATGGTAAATATCGCTTAATGATGGAAGAGGAGGGGGTTTCTGTCATGTCTTTTGACAATGACAACATCCTTGGCGGTGTCAATTTAGGTTGGGCAGATAGGTCCAAAAGGTTAAACAGGGCGACAATAAAGTTCCCTAATGAGAACAAAGGCTATCAAGACGACACAGTGAGTTGGCCACCTGCAGGTAGCCCACTTCATCAGGCCTATGTTTCTGCAGACAACGATGATGACCTGCACAGTGAATTTGAGTTGACTGGTGTCACTGATTTGTATCAGGCACGAGACATGGCTGAATTTGCAGTTCGTGAATCTCGTAGTCAGGAATACATTACTTTTAAAACACAACCGCAGGCAATGGCGCTGGATGTTGGGGACGTCATAACGGTCTCAAATGACGCGCTGGATATTGTCAACAAACTCTATCGGGTCCGCGAGACCTCGATGAATGCGGACCTCACTGTCACCGTAAAGGCCCAAATCTACGACGCGACCATCTATCCGTGGAGCGTCGGCGACGAGGCCGCTGAGGCTGTTGCGCTCAATATGACACCAAGCCTTTTTGACCAACCAGCTGTAATGGTAAATGTCCAAGCGACAACAGCTACACGACTGAACGATGACGGCACAGCCCACACTGATGTCACAGTGACATGGGATGAGCTGCCGACAGGCACATCAGCTGTTGAGGCTGTTGAGATTGGCTACAAACTAAACGCTGAGAGCGTCTACACATGGACCATTCTGCCCGCTGATACGGAAAGCCACACAATCACCGGACTCCAAGACGTGCAGCTGTATAACATTGCTGCGCGGTATCGGAACACGGTGGGCAAGTTCTCAGCCGTAGTTGTTGTGAATATTGGCACACTTGCAGCAGGTACTAATCTCGACGCAGCAGCTGTAGCCGCACAGGCCGCAGCGGACGCAGCAGCTGTTGAAGCAGCACAAGCTCTGTCAGATGCCGCTGCCGCAGCTGCCGACCTCGCCGCGCTGGACTTTTCGTCATACCTCGAAGCCGATGATCTTCCGGATCTCTCAGGCTACATCACACAAACTGAAGCAGACGCGGCGCAGTCCGCAGCTGAAACCTATGCAGACACGCTCGACACAAACCTGAAGGCCTCACTTGCTGTGAGCACGGCTGTCGATGCAAACTCTACAGTAATTGATGGCTCCCGGGTAACCACGGGAACAATTGAGGCTGCACGAGTTTCTATTTCAGGGCTCAACATTTCAGAGCTCACCAACGACAGCGGGTTTGCTACTGGGACCGAGGTGTCTGATGCAGTTGATGCAATTGACCTGTCGGGCTATGTAGCAAACGGAGATCTGGCTGGCTATGTGACAACGGCTCAGGGCGCTGCACTGCAGGCCGCTGCTGAGACCTATGCCGATGGTCTCACGACAAACTTGCAAACAGCTGCGCAGGTTTCAGCAGCAATCGCAGCCGACACGACTGTCATCGATGGGGCAAGGATTACCACTGGCACCATTGCCGCTGGTCGTATTAGCATATCAGGACTGGATGCCTCAGAGCTCAACAACGATGCGTTTGCTGTCCCGGCTGATATTCCTGATGTGTCTGGACTCGCATCGTCTGCTGAGGTCACTGCCGCACAAACAGCAGCGCAAACATACGCTGATGGCCTAACAGCTGGACTGCAAACAGCTGCGCAAGTCACTGCAGCAATCGAAGCCGACACGACTGCAATTGATGGTGCTCGTATTACCACTGGGACCATCAACGCCGCTCGGATCAGTTTGTCAGGTAAAAACATTTCGGACCTAACCAACGACAGCGGCTTTGCTTTGAGCAGCGACATCCCGGACGTCTCAGATCTGCAAACAGCTGCGCAGGTAACTGCAGCCATTCAGACTGACACAACATCAATCCAAGGATCGCGGATTGTAACGGGATCTCTGAGTGCCGGGAAAATATCTGGCGGGACATTAGATTTCACAAATGTCGAAGCGGACAATCTTTTTGTGAGTTCAATTAGTGGCGATGTCAACACGCTGGTCCCCTTTAAAAAGCAAACAACTCAGACAATTCCATATTTGACGTCGACGACGAGTTTTACAATTTTTGAGGGAACAATCACGGCGTCTGGCAGCGCGGACATATTGCGGAAGCCCTATTTCTCGGCGACAGGCTGGGGTGTTTTTGAGAACGATGATGTCTACAAGCTGGAGCTCGAAATGCGAGTCAATGACCCATCACCGACAAGCACCGGAGCGGGCCTAATTTCAAGCCCAACGTCTAGTGCGGCAAATGCCTACTTCCCAGCAATGTGTTCATTACAAGTACCGGGAAACGTCACCATCTCATCAGGCTCGCTGCTGCAGGACTCAGCGTCGTCAACTGGGAGTAGTCCCAGAACGCTGGGATCAGTCTGGTATCCTACTTATAGCGCGTCAACGGACAAAACAACAATTTGGTACGTTGCGGACTACAACACCGGCGTTGGTCCCGTTCTCAGCACGGCGGGGCGCTACGCAATTACGCCACCACCCGCTGCGGGCTACACGCTCGTGAATGAGTTCTTCTTCCGGTCGCCTTTTGATTATGATCCGTACCAGTTTGCCATCAACGGCGCACTAACGGATTCGACACAATACTCCGTGGATTGCCGGGTGAAGCTCAGGCTATTCAATCAGATTGGCAGCGGCGCGATCCCCAACTCTCAACCGAGTAAAAACTGGACAAACGACCGGATTTATAACATATCTGGGATCATGATGTCTCTGAGGTAATTATGGAATTATTCGTAAAGTACGACCACGACACCGAACAGGTGACATCAGGCCCCCAGTCAGGAATGGCTGGGGAGCCCGGATGGCTGCCATATATTGGTGACAACCCGAGCGTGGGTTCAAGCGACATGGATGGCGATCGATTTATTGAGGAGCTGGGCGCTGTTGTCCGGGTTTCGATTGGGGCTCTACCTGAGCCAAGCTACCAACAGCAGCGGGCCATGTCATACCCCGACATTGGTGAGCAGCTTGACCTTCTTTTTCACGATATATCAACCGGGAACCTCAGCACCGATGGTGGCTTGTATCAAGCACTTCTCGCTGTGAAGACTCAATTCCCAAAGGATTAACATGTTATATAAAAACCAAGCTCTCGAGCTACTTCGGGAGCACGAAGGCTATCGCCAGTTTCCCTATGCTGACAGTCTGGGTATACAGACCATTGGCTATGGCCGAAACCTCGAGTCGAGAGGCATATCAGAACCCGAAGCATCCTACCTGCTAAGTAATGACATCGCTGAGGCCGAGGAGATGCTGCACAGTTATGGGTACTACTTCAACCTAAGTGGCGAGCGCAAGGCTGTGCTCATTGACATGATGGTGAACATGGGACCCACCCGGCTCGCTGGATTTAAGAAAATGCACGCAGCTCTCGAAGACCGCGACTATGAACTCGCCGCTCTTGAGATGCTGGACTCAAAATGGTCCACACAGGTCGGGCAGCGATCACTAACATTGTCCAAAGTCATGCACGACAACAAAATCTAAAGGAGTTTCCAAATGTGGGGTATTGCACTCAAAGCCCTCACCGGGCTGGGCAGCGATTGGCTGTCAAACCGTAAAGAAAAAAGCGCCGCAAAGCATACCAGAGAGCTGGCCATTTTAACCGGAGAGCGCGAGGCTGATGTCGCCAGTGCAAATGATATGTCGACCAGTCTAAAGGATGAATTTCTGACGCTGGTGCTGACTACGCCGCTGGCTGTCGTGTTTTATGCTGCTGTCTGGGGTGACCCCGCCATGATCGATCAGGTGACAATGGCGTTTGATGTGATGAGCAATCTGCCGGAATGGTATCAATGGTCCTTCATGGGATGCGTGGCCGCAACATTCGGCCTGAGATCTGTCAAGGCTCTCGGTCCTAAAAATTAATCAATTTAAAATGGCTGAAATATGAGTGATCACTACACATCACTGGTGGAGAAAATTGAAAAGCAAAACGCCTATCAGTTACGCGACAAACTCGAGGCCCATTATCAGCTCCGCGATGCAGCGGCACAGCTCTCAAGCGATCAGCACAAGCATGAAAAACTGCTAAAACTGATTATCGCCCTACAGATTGCGGATGTCGGTTATTCACACGGAGGCTCGCTGGCCTCATTTATAAAAATTCTGTTTTAACACTAACCCTCGAAAGAGGGTTTTTTTTCAATTAGTCGTTGAGTAGGTCGGTCATCGAAATATATTGATCACCAAATAAACCCGAGTAGGTTATTGGATCATAGTATGCCATCAATTTCTTTATGAATAGTTCAGGCTGTACCCCGAGGCATTTGGCATAAGCGACAAAGTGATCTGGCGGCATTCGAGCTGATCCTGCCTCAATCTGTGCGATCATGGTGTAATAGTTTATATTTAAAGTCTCCGCGACATCACGCTGAGTGAGACCTCGATGTTGCCGTAATTCCTTTAAAAACGCGCCTCCTTCCTTCCGTAAGGCTAAAGACTCAGGGGTTCTAGTGCCTTGTTTATTCATTGGTGCTGCCTTTCTATCTAGCTTGTTTTGGGCCACACAGGCCCTACTGGCCGAGTGTAGTACATTGAAAACACAAAGTCATGTTATATCAATATTATATTAGTCAGTTACGCTATTATAATGTTTGTATTGCAAAGTCACATAAGTATAATTCTAGTTTGGTTTTTAGTAATAACACAAACGAGGATGTAGGTTTGGAGCAACTAAAATTTGAATTTAAAGATATAGAACATCTCGCGCCAGTTACAAATCTAAGCCTAGCTAGAATTAAATCTTCCGGTATTTCAGGAGCTACCATTGCGCAATTATTACACGCTGAGGCGGAGGGTTGGAAACCACCTTACATCCACCGTCTGAAAGCTAAAGTTGTGCAGATGTTTAAAAAGCAATGACTGCAAGCTGTCTACAAAACTGTCTACAAACCTGTCTACAATTTGCTACTATATAATCATAAGTCCTTGATTTTAAACGGTTTGTGGAATTGGTCGGGGATGAGGGACCCTAAATCGAACATCTCTCAACCTAGCAAAACCACTAATCTCGGGGCTTTCTGTTACTTGCAACTGTCTACAAAACTGTCTACACTCATTCGAAACCTCAACGGAGATCTCGAATGCGCGCATCATACATAAAGCAGCGACACAATGTCTACTGGTTCCAGCGAAGGCCTCCAAAAAAGCTACACGAGCAGCTGGGCAGTAAAACAATCAGCATCAATCTGCACACATCTGATCGAGCTGTCGCTATCAATAAACGCGACCTTATTCTCGGCGAGTGGGCGGCACTTTCATCAACTAAACGGTCCCCGGACATTTACGCCAAAAAGCTCGCAGACCTCGATGGTCAGGATCTGACAAACAGTGAGACGCATGTGCCTGAGCCAGTGATCGACGCCGTCTCAATAAGTGGGGCC